AGGAAGGCCGTGCCTTTGCTTCATCTGGGGACATGAACGTCAGCGACATGAGCACTAACGCCCCTGTTGGCACAACACTAGCTCTGCTTGAGAGAACTCTGAAGGTGATGACGGCTGTACAAGCGCGTCTGCACTATGCGATGAAGCAGGAGTTCAAGTTACTCAAGGTAATCATTGCTGACTACACACCAGAAGAGTATGACTACAAGCCTGAAGAAGGCAGTCGCAAGGCTAAGAAGTCTGACTATGACTCAACAGATGTGATCCCTGTTAGCGATCCAAACGCCGCAACTATGGCGCAGAAGATCGTGCAGTATCAAGCTGTACTACAGTTAGCACAAAGCGCTCCGCAGTTGTACAACTTGCCGCTTCTACATCGCCAGATGATTGAGGTGTTGGGTATTAAGAATGCTAACAAATTGGTCCCTGTTGAGGACGACCAAGTACCGACTGATCCAGTACAAGAGAATCAGAATTTGTTGACTGGCAAACCTGTCAAAGCGTTCATGGAGCAGAACCACGAGGCTCACATTCAGACGCATATGTCTGCGATGCAGAACCCGAAGATCATGCAGTTGTTGCAGATGAACCCACAAGCTCCTGCTCTACAGGCGGCGATGATGGCGCACATCAACGAGCACATTGCGTTTGAGTATCGCAAGCAGGTTGAGATGGCTATTGGCGCACCGCTCCCCGGCGAAGAGCAGAACAAGCACATCGCTCCAGAGGTGGCGGACCAGATTGCGATGGCTACTGCCAAGGCTTCACAACAGTTGATGCAGCAAGCTCAACAGCAAGCGTCGCAACAACAAGCTCAACAGCAGATGCAGGACCCAGTTGTCCAGATGCAGATGCAAGAGTTGCAGCTCAAGCAACAAGACCTACAACTCAAGGCGCAGAAGCAAGCGGCTGATATGGCGGCTAAGGCTGACCAGATTCGCATTGAGGAGTCTCGCATCCAAGCGCAGAAAGACATCGCAGCTATGCAGGTGGGCGCTCAGTCCGCTGCTAAGAAAGATCAGTTGGACAGACAACAACAGGCTGATGGTGTGCGCATGGGGCTAGATGCCGCTAAGCACAAAGCGCAGATGGCTGTGCAGATGGCGCAACGCCAATCACAGCAGAAGCAGTCTCCTAAGAAGGGAGATAAATGAGTAATCAAGCGTTTCAATACTTAGCCAAGGAAGTTGACAAACTCCGTGGCGATCAAGTTTCCTTCCTCGCTGGAGGAGGTGCGAAAGACTTTGCCGAGTATCGGCATGTCTGCGGGGTCATCCGGGGTCTGACTCATGCAGAACAACTTGTCAAAGACCTCGTGCAAAAACTGGAGTATTCCGATGAGTGAGTTTGATGTTTCCGCTGTAGACCTGTCTGGCATTCTCAATACGAGTAATGAAGATAAGGCGAAACAGTTGCCCGATCCATCTACCTTCTATATGCTGACTGTCGTTCCCGAAGCGATGGAAGAGTATTCAGATAGTGAGGTTGGGTTGATTAAAGACAGCAAGACCATGTACTACGAAGAAGTGCTGACCCCAGTACTGTTTGTAGTGAAGATGGGACCTGACTGTTATTCAGACACTGTCCGCTTTCCAAGCGGAGCTAGTTGCAAAGTTGGCGACTTCGTTGTCGTCCGCCCCAATTCAGGCACCCGCCTGAAAATTCATGGTCGCGAGTTCCGCATCATTGCGGACACCTCAGTCGAGGCCATTGTTGAAGACCCGCGTGGAATTACCCGCGCTGCATAGGAGTAAAACATGCCATTACCAGAGTTTGAACTACCCGATCCAGATAAGGATACTGCTACTGAAGACGAGAAGTTTGAAGTAGAAATCGAAGACGATACCCCACCGGAAGACCGACGTCGCAAGCCGATGAAGGAGCCAGTCGAAGACCCAACGGAAGACGAGTTATCCTCGTACGACGAGAAGGTTCAGGCGCGTATTAAGAAGTTCACCCGTGGTTACCACGATGAACGACGTGCAAAAGAAGAAGCCCTGCGCGAGCGCGAAGCGGCGGAAAACTTTGCCAAACAGGTGTTTGAAGAAAACAAACGTCTTCAACAGCAGCTATCAACTGGTAGTAAAGCATTCATTGAGCAATCTCAGACTTCCGCAGACTTAGAACTAGCAAACGCTAAGAAAAAGTACAAAGAAGCGCACGAGATGGGCGATATTGATGCTCTTACTGATGCCCAAGCAGAAATTTCTAGAGCTACTTTGAAATTAGACAAAGCCCAAGGGTTGCGTCCAATAGAAGTAGAAGAGAAGGAATTTACCCCTGCAAAACCAGAAGGCCCGACAGTCAGCCCCCGCACCCAGAAGTGGGTTCAATCCAACAGTGATTGGTGGGGAGTAGACGAAGAAATGACTATGTCGGCTATGGGGCTTGACAAGAAGTTAGCTAAAGAGTATGGTTCAGACTATGTTGGTACTGAAGAGTACTTCAAAACCATAGATAAAACTATGCGCAAGAGATTCCCTGAGCATTTTGAAAATGCTGAGAGCTATGAGGAAGATACACCGCCTCCAAAGAAAAGAGTATCAGAACCGGTCGATGAGGATGATGAACCCCCACGCCGTGCACAAAAATTTACTAGTGTTGTGGCTCCGGCCTCACGTAGTACTCCGCCCAATCGTATAAAACTAAAGGCATCCGAAGCCGCCATTGCGCGTCGTCTTGGGGTCCCGATAGAAGAATATGCGAAACAGGTAGCACAACTTAAAAGAGGTTAAATATGGAACAGGTAAAAGCTGAAAAGCAAAATCGTTTGGCTCGTGAGTTAGACACACCAGTAACACGCGCACCGCGTCAAACTTCGTGGCAAGCTCCCGAAACCCTACCTTCACCTAATCCGCGTCCGGGAATTTCCCACCGCTGGGTAAGAACCAGTATGTTAGGAGTCCCAGATGTACAAAACATCTCTGGCAAGTTTAAGGAAGGTTATGAGCCCGTGAAAGCGGAGGAATATCCTGAACTTTCTATGCACGCTGCTACCGAGGGTCGCTTTGCTGGAGGCATTGAGGCACCCGGTTTGGTTCTCTGTAGTATTCCGACGGAGTTTTTGAAGCAACGAGAGGCTCACTTCTCAGGCATCAATAAAGCTACGATGGAATCTGTAGATAACAACTTCATGAGAGACAGTGATCCACGGATGTCGAAATTCTCTGAAAAATCGACAAAAGTGACATTTGGTTCTGGTACTTAAATTTTTTAAAGGAGTCTTAAATGGCTTATCCCGTTGTTTCGGCCCCCTACGGCCTAAAGCCGGTCAATCTGATCGGTGGTCAAGTGTTTGCGGGTGCTACCCGTGAATATGCGATCCCTTACGGATATGCGACTAACATTTTCTATGGCGATATCATTGGATTGAGCCGTGGTAATGTGCAGCGCTTGTCTGTGTCTACTGGTACTCTTGGTACTGTTACAGGTGTGTTCTTGGGTTGTTCTTATACAAACCCAACCACCAAACAAAAGCAATTTGCTCAATACTGGCCTGCTTCAACGCTTGCTGGTGACGCAGTTGCTATTGTTTGTGAAGACCCTGATCAAGTGTTCAAGGCTGTCGTTTGTTCTGCTACTACTGCTGTTGCTTCTGGCGCTCGCGCCATGATCGGTCAAAACTTGGCTATGATCAACAACACAGGTAACGTGAACACCGGCGACTCTGCTAATGCTTTGTTGGCTCCTAGCGATACACCCGCTACTACCGATGCGTTACCAATCCGTGTTTTGGCTTTAGTGCCTGACACCGTTGTGACCTTGGGTACTGCTACCTACACTAGCATCTCTACCGCTACTGTTACCTGCTCTGCATTGCCTTTCGCATTGCCTGTTGGTACAGACGTTGGTTCACTTGCTGCTAACGGTCAGTACATCGCTTCGGGTTCGTTTGTTGACACAGCAGCCTCTGCTGGTGCAACTTCGTTCATCTTGAACCAAGCTCCAGTTACAGCTTTTGCTAGTAGCTCTACGCTCGTGTTTGCACAGTACCCAGAGTTGCTGGTTAAGTTGAACTTCGGTCAACACCAGTATTACGCTGCCACCAGCATTGCTTAAGGAGTAATTTAAAATGGCTATTTCACGCGCACAACTACTTAAAGAACTCCTTCCCGGCTTAAATGCTTTGTTCGGCCTCGAGTACGCCCGTTATGGTGAGGAACATAAAGAGATTTATGAAACCGAAACCTCTGAGCGTTCATTCGAAGAGGAAACTAAACTGTCTGGCTTCTCTGCCGCACCAGTCAAAAACGAGGGTTCTGCCATCGCTTATGACAATGCTCAAGAGGCATGGACAACTCGCTACAACCACGAAACCATTGCTTTGGGTTTCTCAATCACTGAAGAAGCGATTGAAGATAACTTGTACGACAGCTTGTCTGCTCGCTACACCAAAGGTTTGGCTCGTGCTATGGCTTACACCAAGCAGATCAAAGCTGCTGCCGTGTTGAACAATGGCTTCTCTGCTCTGTATACAGGCGGCGACGGTCAACCTTTGTTCTCTACTGCTCATCCTTTGGTTGCAG